AGAAATAAAGGTGTCATTATTCGCTAAATATGAGGCAACAGGATTATATGGTGATCCATATTCCAATTGGTTTAAAATCGAATGTAGTTTCGATGACACAAATTGGGAAGATATAACAGACCAATTCCCAACAAATGAAACAATTGTAGAAAACATAATATTAACAACAATTAGTCATAATAAGGCAAATATCGGGGCAACGATATACCTAAAAATAACTAAAATTCGGGCTGGAGCTGAACCGGCAACAACTATAACAATATATGAGATATTCAAGTCTATCAGATACCGTTCAACAAATTTCTCGCAAGTATTTGCATCGGTTGATGGGCGAGAGGCAAGCGTGCCAGTTGCAAACTTATTGTATAGTTTATCAGCTGGTGACCTTATCGAACATCCAGCTGCCATTATTACGTCGCTCTTTATTGACGAATTAGGCGATACCAATATCGATGTTGGTTCTGTCAATAATGTCATTACTGAGCTGGCAGGCTGGAAAGACTCAGTAAATATCGATAGTTTTATGAACTCAAAAGAGCTAATAGAGAAAATAGCTAAACAGTCAAAGTTATTTCTCTATTGGAATGCCTTCAATAAACCAGCAATGGATACCTTTTATGCTGTAAATGCTACTGATTACACGTTCCATCCTAATGATATTCAGGGCAGACCGTTATTATCCAAATCGTCATTAAGCGATATTGTCAATGATTTCAAACTTAAATATCACAAAAGTCCTAAAGGCAATCTTCAACTGGTTATTGAGCGTGCTAACAATACAGCGGGTTCAGGATCGCAAGCGGTATATAATACGGTTAACGAATTAGTAATGGACGCCGATTATATTGCCGATGAAACAACTGCCAGATTATTAGCTGATCATTGGTGCAAAGATGGTGATGATAAATCATTCTGGTCAGTATTACACAATGTAATCGAATTTGAAACTGTTGACTTGCGAGGTGTGAATTGCTGGAATGCTGGTGTATTCAAACCAATACTGGGTCTGGAATTGACCGATATTATTGAGCTCCATTCCGACTGGGACAATATAATGAAATGTTATGGCGAATCGTGGGCTGGTAAGAAATTCAAGATTACATCAATTACTCGCAAACCCTGGTCATTGAAAATTAAAGCAATCGAGCTATGAGTTATACTATCTACCATCAGTCATTGGAATCAGCAACGCTGACATATAGCGCCACTGCAGATACTAATTACCCAGTTACGAATTTGCAGGACCGGTATAAAAACACGTTTTTCAAGGATACAGCTATAGGACTAACTGAAGTTAATATAAAAGTAGATTTCGGAACTGCAAGGACGTGTAATTATATCCTATTCTGGAATTACCTTATTACGCCATCAGACGGAGTAATAAATATATTTAGTCTTGAATATTCAAGTACTGGAGAATTTGGTGGCGAGCAAGGAACTGCTATACCATATTGGACTGAGAATATTTATAAACCATCATTAGGTAATTATTTGAAGACTTTTGCCTCTCGATCTTACCGCTATTGGCGACTGAGATTTCACGGCGCAGATAGTATAATTGATAAATTGCAAATTGGCGCTATCTATCTTGGAGCTCAAATAACACTTAGTCATTCGCCGGAAATTAATGATGTTTACAGTGCCAATTACGACGTCAATATAAATCAAGGCGTAGGTGGTATCCGAGCTGGCTCGATTGATAATACTACTGTTCGACGTATTTGGCAATACCAGTGGAAACTGTTGAACACTACCGATAAGACAAACCTTGAAACGTTTCGAGACTCAGTTTTTATGAATAAGGGGCTATCACGCTATCCGTTCATCTGGTCGCCAGATTCAGGCACTACGCTTTACTCTGCCAGAACCAATGGCGAATTAAGCCTCAAGCAAACTGCATTTGAAGCTTACGAATGGAATGCAGTATTCGAGGAGGAGCTGTGAAAAATGCCTAAAAAAATAGGAAGACCAAAGGTAAAAATTGATCTTGATATTGCCGAAAAACTTGGTAATTTGCAATGCACGATCAAGGAATGTGCTGCATTTATGGATATACCAGTAACTACCTTACAAGGCAGGCGGGATTTTCGTTTAGCTTACGAAAAGGGTCAGGAAAACGGAAAGATTTCACTTCGGCGGATTCAATTCAAACTTGCTGAACGTAATGCGACAATGGGCATTTGGCTGGGTAAGCAATACTTAGGACAGCGAGAGATGACCTACGAAACCAGCGAACCTATTGACTTAAAAGAATTTGCAGAGGTAATAGCAAATAATTATGAACCTGAAGCCACGTAATACACCGCCAAAGCTTGTAAACCTAACGCCTATTCAGATTCAATACCTGAAAGACGAGAGGCATCGGTTTTTCATTAATCCATCTGGTAGGCGATCACGCAAGACACTAATAGCGAAGCGCAAGACCCTACTGGCGGCATTGCGAAACCCAAATACTAATTATTTCTGCGGTGCGCCAACTCACGCACAGGCAAAGAATATCTACTGGAATGACCTCAAGCGGGATACCTATTATTTCACACAATCGAGGTCTGAAACTGAAATGAAGGTTATCCTAAAAAACGGCTCAATGATTCAGGTAATAGGGCTGGATAAGCCGGAGCGAATAGAGGGTATGCCCTGGCACGGCTGTCACATAACAGAAATCGGGAATATAAAAGAAACCGCTTGGGGTGAGAATATCCGACCGGTATTGAGCGATACAAACGGCTGGGCAATACTCGATGGCGTGCCGGAGGGGATCAATTTCCTATATGATTTAGCGCTGTATGCCTGCGATGGCGCATTACCTAAAACACAACCAAAGGTAGGTGCATTTGCCGAATCGAAAAACGATCCGCAATGGTGTTATTACCATTGGTTTTCCAGCGATGTATTGACTCCAGAGGAAATATACGCTGCTAAAATGCAATTAGATGAGCGCACATTCCGGCAGGAATATGAAGGATCATTCGAGAGTTACGCTGGCTTAGCCTACTGGGCATTTAGCGAAAAGAATCTTGATTTGTCAGTTGAATATCACAGAGGCGAGCCAGTCCACATTGGAATGGATTTTAATGTTGACCCGATGACGGCGTCATTCCATCATATACGAGGTGATGATATATTCCAATTTGGCGAAGCGTATTTGAATCATTCTAACACGTTCGAGATGATTGAGCATATTAAGCAATTATTCCCAGTTCAGGACTGCATAATATATCCAGATTCCACTGGAGCGAGTATGAGTAGTGATGCTACGAGGTCGGATATTGAATTACTCCAGAAGGCAGGCTTCAAGGTGCGAGCATTGTCGGCTAATCCTTTTCAGAAAGACCGCATAAATGCAGTCAATTCAAAAATGAGAGCTGGCGATGGGAAACCGCATTACTTTGTTAATCCTAAGAACTGTCCCAAAACCATAAACGATTGGAATAAGGTAATGACTACCGCAGATGGACGGCTGGATAAAACACAAGAGAAAACGGGGCTGGTGCATATAAGCGATTCGGTAGGGTATATGATTAATTATTTATTTCCAATACGGAAATCAACATTTAGGAGTCAGACAATATGATGTTAATAAACACCGCAGAAGATACAGTTAAAAAAAATATTGAATCATTCCGAGCTCAGCAAGAAGACCGAATGATGGCACGTCTTGAAAAGCAAATAGACTTTTTCGAGGGTGACCATATTCCGTATATTGCCGAGCTAATCAAGCGTGGCGATAAAGAAGGAATGCCATATTCATATACTAATCTGACTAAGCACATCATTAAAAAGCTGAGTATGGTTTATCATAATCCACCTAAGCGGATAGTTACTGGTAATCAGGATAAATATAACGAGCTGATTCGTGACAAAAACGTTCGCCTGAAGACTTGTGAACAGCAAGCTCGACTAATGCCTTTTATCTTAGTGCGTCCCTGGCTCAGAACTGTCGGCAAAGACCAATATTTCAATTACCAGATAATCAGGTATTTCTACATCTTTGAAGACGTGAAAGATATTGAATATCCAGCTGCAGTAATGTATCCCATTCAGACCAATGACAATAAGCGGATATGGGAGTATTGGGACAAAGACAATCATTTCGTATTCTCTAATGACGGAAAGCGTCTCAAAAACCAAATGGATTATGGAATGAATCCCGATATGATAAACGAATATGGCGAATTACCACACGCATTATTAAGGTTTGACGATGTCATAGAAGATATATGGCGAGGTGGCTCATTTGACCTTGTAGATTCCAATCTAATGATCGATCTTGCCTTGACTGAACTAAATTACGAGTTCCGTTGGCAATCGTTCAAACAAGTATATGCCACAGCTGGGGGTGCTACTGATTTGCAGGATACCGAAGTGGAGTTTGGCTACAATAAAGTAGTAAAAGTCGTAGGTGAGAATGCACAAGTAGGAATACTGGATTTGCAGCCGAATTTTCAAGCCAGTATTGAAGTGATAAAATTCCAGATGAATACAATCGCAATGAACTACAACATCACAATGAAGTGGGAACTTTCAGGTAACGCTGAGAGCGGGTTTGCATTAGTGATCAAGAATATAGACCTGTTGAATTCCTGGAAAAATGATATTGAGCATTGCCGACGTTGGGAGCGAGATATATTCGCTAAGGAAAAATTAGTCTATGAACACGATACTGGTAATGCACTACCAGCAAAAGATATACACGTTGATTTCGCTGAAGCGAAATTTCCAGTAAATCAGGAAGAGGAACGGGCAAAATGGGAGTGGGAATTTTCACATAATATAAGCACACCTCTGGACTATATGAAATCACAATCGCCAGATACACCAGAAGACGAGCTAAAAAAACGGCTGGAAGAGAATGCCAAATTAACAAGCTCAATTAAAGCAGCTGAGAAACCCAAACCACTAACATTCGAGGAGCGATTACTTGGCGCAAATGTCTGAGAAGGCGGCGGACTATTTCGCATTGCAAGCGGAGCAAATCCGGAAAAAGCTAATCAATGAATTAGTCAAAATATACAAAAAGGGCGGAGACCCCGCCGCCTTTGCGGAGCAAATGCTAACTGCCAATTTCACTGAACATATAATCAAAGACTTAGGTTTTGCCGATGAAATGAATAGCCTATTTGCGGAGTATGATAAAATCGCTGGTGGCATAGCCAAAACTTTCGGTCAAGTGCCAACGGTGGCTATTGAACAACTCAAGACTTTGGATTCATTATTTTTTATGGAACACGTTCGGGATGTGGGTGAGGCGCTAACTCGTCAAATGGTATATGCTGTATATACCAGAATTGACGAAAAGACCTTAATTGAAAACTTGATGGCAGCGACTAAAAGCCTAAGTAAAGAACAAATTGGCACATTAGTCAACACGTCATTACGGACATTTTCACGAGCTACATTTGCGGCAACAGCGCAGGAATATGCGCCGAAAGACGCTAAATATCGATACGTTGGACCGGAAGACGATCGAACCAGACCGGAATGTTTGGAAATGCTATATGCTGGCGAATTAACACTTGACGAAATTGAGGAACGTTTCCCAGGATCGCTAATTAATGGCGGAGGCTTCAATTGTCGGCATAGTTGGGAATTAGTGGTTGAATGACTGACTACCAGCAAATAGAAAACTGGATATTGTTTTTAATATTGCAAATGATAAAAACAGGATTTAAAATTGACAAGCGATGGTTAAATTAGCCGATATACCAAAAAAGACGCCTCAATTCTGGTATGCACTAAGCGAAAAAGTCTGCAACGCTATTCGTGACCGAGTGCAGAAAGAGCATAAAAATGCTAATAGCGAAACTTTCAATAATTATTCCGATTGGTACGCTAACCTTAAATCGCAAAGGAAGGCAGCTAAAGTTCAGGCTTCAACTTCTACAGTTCCAGATATGACGCTAACAGGCAAGACAATGGCAGATTTGCAAACCTTTGAGGTGAATAAAAACGGTGCAACACTCGGCTGGATTGGATTACACGCTGGGATAGTGGAGAGCCTGCATAATCGAAAGAATTACAGAATTGTCAATCTCAATGGCGACCCATTTGCAAAGAAGGAAATGGATATGATAATGAAAGCACTGGAAGACGACGCCGATAAAAAAATCAAAGCCTACTGCCAAACACCAACAATAATAAAGATAGGTGCGTAGAATGCCATTCAAAAAGGTAATTAAGGGCAAGGATAAAGGCAAATATAAAAGCCCATCAGGACGCACAATGACCAAAAAACAAGTTCAAGCTTATTACGCTAAGAAAGGTAAAAAATGAATTATTTCCAGACCATAAAAATACTTGGTATTGAATATACAATAATTGAGCGCCAGCCTTTCCATACAGAAGACCACG